ACGGTTGAAGCGGATCTCCGGCACCTCCAGGAACTCCGATATGCTCACCGACCTGAACCGGGCCGCGCCGCTCTCGTCTATCCGCGCACCCCTCTCGGCACCCGCTATCAGGCCCGGCAGGTAGTCGCCGAACACCACCGTCCGCATCCTGCCAGTACCACGCACCGCCAGCACCTCGCCGCCCGACTCCTGCGACGCAGCCGTGCCCACCGTCGCACCGCCCTTCAGGGCGGAATGCCCTGCCACCTCTGCCGCGCCAGCCACCTTAACCGTGTCCGAACCGCCGCCAAGCACCAGTTCATCCCCCGATTGCGGGACAATCGTGTTGACTCGCACCTCGCCGCTGGCTTCAACATCCCTTGCCGAGACATCACCCGCAACGCCGACATCGCCCGACACGGAAAGTTCGCCGTCTATATCTACATCGTATTCGGATGACAGACCCCGCTCAAACGTAATCTTACCATGTGCCGTGTCCTCGCTGACCCTCGACAGAAACAGCTTTGCACCCTCTTTCTGCAACAGCGAACGCAACAGAGCGAGATTGTTGCCGGAAGAGCCGGACCCGCTACTGAAAAGGCTTCCGTTGTAGATACGGTCTACGGCAATCGTCAGTTTCTCCAAGGCACTCTGCTGAAGATGGTCATTCAATACAAGTTCCACCTTGGGAGTCAGACCTTCACCACACGAAATCGTGACCTGCTGAATAGAGATGCTTGCAGCTACCAGCTCGTCTTCCTCCCCGTCCGCAGATGAAAAACGGTTGAGAAACGTAAATTTCAAACCTGCATACAAACGCCAGAAGATACTCTTTTCCGGCGTGCCGGCTGCCAACATGTTGTCATAGTTACGTTGCAGGTATATATCATCAATGGAGGGCTGATAGGTAAACTGCGTTTCACAGTTGTCCGCAAGATAATCGGTAGCAGCACGCAACAGACGGACTTCTGCCATCTTGACATAGGCATCGGGCATACTGATGTTCAGCAGCACAAAGTAATCACCGGCCTCAACCGGATCTGTTGCGCTGGGATAGTATGTGTTGAGCTGGCTGTCTGTGGCACGTTTCAGCCTCAACACATAACCCTTCTTACCCCCGTGATATGCCCTTTGCACATCTTGCGAAATCTCAAAATCACGACCGACACAACGGCCGCTCTTCATCGACACGACGGGGGTATCGTCTGTAAAACAAGAAGCAATGTCAAAGCCCATGTCTTGCAAGAACACATGGAATGTCTCTGATACCGAATCAATGTCTTCTATGCTGCCGCTCTCCGGCAATATGCCATCACCTGTGTTGGCATCGTCAACAAGGGTGCTGCCCTCTTTGTAGCCGACTGCAAGCAGCTTGTCGACACGCTCTGTATTTGAATAGCCCGGAAATGAACCGGCACCGGTACGCCCGTCCTGGTCTTGAACCGAGGCTCCTCTTAATTCTTCATAGGTCGCTTCAGCAATCGTCGGGTATATCTCCGGAAGGTCACCATTCGTCCCGTCGAAACGTATGCTGTCCTCCCGCACACCTTCAACACAATTCTCCGCATCGTCATTCTTGTCAATGTACGCATCGTTCGTATCTCCCTTCACATGCCTCAGATACGGCAGGCCTGTCAGCGAATGGATGCCGTAGACATCATCCCTGGCTGCATTGCCGTCCGTCTTGTTGTCAGGGTCGTTGACACGCTTGCTCGCAGCGGTTCCCGTTACAGGTAGGAAGGTGTCGGGCAGTTGCAGACAGGAGATAAAAAGCGATTGCGAGAGGTCGTAAGCCTTGTTATAGTAGCGGTAAGGCAGGTTCTTGGACGAACCAAGCACACGGAGTCGGGTGACAATCTGCTGCTGAGGGTTGGCTATACGTCTGAGCTGGAACAAGGCTGTGCCTGAATGGTCACGTGTCGGATAGCCACGACCATAGCCGAAAGCGAAAGTCTCATCGTCGTTGTCGCTCGTTAGGTCGTTCAGGCTGTAGCCGATGTAGATGGTACGGCCCCTTACGCAGTAGTCGAGGCCGAACGTGTTGTGTACCTCCGCAAGGGCCTTGGCCACGGTGGTGTTGTCAAACGAAAGAACCTTGTCATCCGTATGCGTCACAAGCGATGTCCTGCCAGAGGCATCGGTATACGTAGTAGTGGTGTCAACCAAGACCTGCCAGCCATGTTGGGGGTACATCCGGTCAAGATTGGCCTGAATCTTCGCAGCCAAGGCACACACCGCAGTCAGCACATGTCCCGTCTGTTGCTGTATCACAGCAACCTCACCGCAATACAGCGTAAACTGGCTGCTGCCCGTGTAGTTCGTACCCAACGAAGCAATATAGGAACCCGATGTCGGGATGATGTCAAGCATGACACAACGCATCAGTTCCTCTTGACAAGACGCAAACTTCACGTTTTCGTATGTGTAAGCATCCTGCAGATCACCTGTCCTGGCTTTCTGGGTAAGAGACGGTATATAGTTGAGCGTAAAGGTCTCACCACGGAACACACAGAAGTCGCCAATGACCCAGTCAATGGGTTTCTCCGACGTGCAGTCAAATGTCAGATATTGTTCTCCCATCATGGAGTCATGGAACTTCCAACGGGCAACAACAGACCTGACTACAAGAACACCACCGACACGACCGAATATGACCAAGGCAGGAACAGCAGCAGCCAGAGAAATCACCTGCGACTGATCGACAACGGCACGCTCGGCTGTTATCGCATTCTCCTTGTATAGCTTCTGCAATATGTTCATGGACTACGAGAAACTTAAGCCTGTCACCTTTGTCACACCGTTGACTGTGCCGGTAACAGGAGATACTTCCGTCGTCGGGTCATTGACGGAAAACTTGATATTGAATTTGGCTATGGCATCTGTGTCGCTGTCCGTGAGATAGAAAAGCTCGTTCTCTACCTCGCTCACGACGACATCTTTCCTGCCAATACCGACATACTCATTGTAAATCGCCAAGCGACCCGTCTGAACACGCCCATTAACCCCATTAACCCCATTAACCCCGTCACTCCCTATCCTCCCATACAGAAAATCAATGAAACCCTTGAGGTCTGTACGGATAGTTTGCTCGCTGCCGACATAAAGGAATATGACCTCTATTTCATAGGGTTTTACAGGGATCATGGCTGGAATGTAAACATCAACCCCGTCTTCACCTGCCCAGTCTCTTGAGGGAAGGTCTTTCGGCTTAGGGGTTCTCTTAAACGGAAACTCCTGACAAACGACCTTGAATTGCTCCAACAAATCCACGACATCACCACTGGTGTATGTCAGGCCGTCAAACTGTAACTGCTGAACGTATGTGTTGTATTTCGCCACCTCGCTTTTTTCTGCAAAAATAATTTCATAATATCGCAATTATCTGTCTCTGTTATGGTAATCTCAATGCTAATTCTGAATTTCACGGACAAGGGCTTAGACATTCGGATTTAACATGCTACATTTGCGCAAAACTTCACGGATATGAATGACTTAAATAAAGAGTTGAGAGAGCAGGCTGTACACCTCGGATTGTGTACCGACTGGCAGAAACTCTGGAATAAGAACTGGACTCAGGAAAAGATGGTAGAAAGAATGTATAAGGGATTAGACTTCTGCCTGAAACACCACTATCCGTCAAACGATTTCATCATCAGGCATTTCAGCACCGACTTCCGACGCAGGAACAATGTCTTCGTCAACGACAGATACAGCGTCGTCAACCCAAAGGAAAGCCTCGTACTCGGAACTTCCGACGTAACAGTTCGCTACAACGGACATGCTTACGGAAATATCCACGTCCGCGACAATGCACACGTAAAGGTCATGGCAAGAAACCGCAGTTTCGTGCTCGTACACCTCTACGAAAATGCCTGCGTCAACGCCGAACAATACGACAACGCAAAAATCATCCTCATAAAACATGCTGCAAACGCACACATCCTTGCACCGGCAAACATCAAAGTACGTGAGGAATATGACTATCTGAAATAACCACAACACAAACACAAAAACACCTGCACTCATTTTTATCTTTTTGTTATCCAGATAAACAGTTGGGTTTATCACGAAAAGGCGGCAGTCCGTGATGGATAGCCGCCTTTTCGCCTTCCTCTTTTTTTTTGGGGGGGGGCTTCGCCTTTTTTTCGTCTTCGCCTCTTCCTTGCTTTTTCGTCCTTTGTCTTGCGCTTCCAGCGCAACCACCATCACCGCACAGACAAGCTTTCAATCCCGTCAACAACATGGTCAAGCCTTGACCGCATAGCCGACACCTCTCTAAAGAAAGCACCGTCACCATCCCTCATCATTTCCATCACCAGACGGACATTCGCGTCAATGTTCGCAACGGTACGCACATGGTTCGAATAGGCCGCGACATATTCAGGCCAAAGCTCTGCGACAAACTGCGTCAGCAAAATCCTGTTCACCGACACATCCTGCCGTAACGCATTGACATACCCCGCAAGCAGGCCGGAAGTCTCCTCGCTCGTACCCTGCACGCTGCTGCTTAGCGTAGAGGTGCTTTCGTTCCGAAGACCGTTCGCATAACCCAGCTGGTGCAGCAGGTGGTCTATACCCGACAGGTATTCCTGCGCCGCAGCCGCCATATTGCTGCCCTCGCCACCGGGCTTGAAGTAGTCACCTATGACGGATAGCATCTTCTCGGCACTGCCCGTGGGGTCTGCGACCAGCTCTTCCGTCGAAACCGCACCCTGATGAAAGGCACCCGAAGAATCCGTATACCCGAACATCTTAGTCCTGAGCCTGTCCATCATCGGCTCAATGATACCGATTTTCAACATTTCGCTGACAACGCTCTGCATGACCGACTTGGCCGTGTCCTCAAAGGCCTTCAGCAGGCTCTCGCCATTCTCAAAAGCCGTCATGAAAGCATCGCTGAACTGGTCTGCCCAGCCCTTGATGTCTATGCTCCACAGCTCGTTGGCTATGTCCTCCGCGAAATAGCGGATCTGGTCATCAAGCTCCGCTATTTTGCTTTTGTATTCTGCAAGAGCCGATTCGGACGCTTTTTTCTTCTCGGATTCTGCATTGTACATTTCAATGTAGCCCTCACGCTCGGCCTTGAGGTTCGCCAGCTGCTGCTGGTAGCCGTTGCCCGAAGAGTTCCTGGTATAGTATTCATACATCGCCTTTTGGGCAGCAGACTGAAACTCGACGGTAGTCGACGCTTGCGTCCTCCAGTTATAGATGGTCGCCGTCTTGTCGTTGGATGAATACTGGGTGGCATAAAAACGCCTCACATCGCCCGTGTCGTAACCAAGCGTCCTTTCCCTCGATTTTAATATCTGGGCTGTGTTCGCCTCTATGTCGCGCACATCTGCACGCAACCTTTCTATGGCCCTTTCAAGCCTCTTGTCATGCAACTGCGCAAAAGACTTGATTGGATTCGTGAACAGGCTGACTGGGGCAGAAACAGCCGAAGAGACGATGCCGGAGACATTACCGCTCATGGCGTTACGCAGAATATCGTCTACAGGAGAAAGAACACCCGATATGCCTCCTATCACGGAACTTACGTCTGACCAGAAGTTGGCTGCACCCTCATTGCCCAAGGCATCAAACATGTCAGACAAATCCGATGCCGCTGACTGCAAACCCTCAAACGCGCCTGTGACCACCTGCGATACTGACGAGACACCCGAAAGGGACATCTGAACCTTCTCCCACGTCTCACGGTGCCCGAGCAACCGTTGCAGCTCCTTGTCATCACCTGTGTAATTACCGTCTTTGTCGGTCGTGTAGTCATTGCCCAAATCAATGATACGCTTGCTGATAGCCGTGTCAAGCCAACTCACGGCACCAACCAGACCGCCGCTGAGAAATGCACCGAACTCACCCTTACCGAAGAAGGAGTTGAGCCTGATGTCACGCACAAGCAGGTGTATCTTCTCCATCTGCTCGGCAAAATCCTTGGATGAAATAACATTGGTTTGCAACGACTTCTGAAGGTCGTTTTCTGCCGCCGTTGCCGCCGCCTCCAACTCTTCCGTGACCATGGCGGCAGCATGGTTCATCAGGTTCAGATATTGCGCCGACAACTGGAACTTCCCAGACTCCGCCGGTTGTCGGACGGCGGCAACGACACGGCTATATTCCTCTTCAGTTATTACACCCGCGCTTTTGAGACGGTCAAGGCTTTCTATCTGATGGTCTAACTGACCGTCAATACGCTTAAACTGAGATTCATAGTCCTGCGCACTTCCTGCTATCTGTGCAAACACCTGTAGGTCGTGCCTCAGTACGTCTCTCTGCAAGTCACGCCACTTCTTGTATGACTCCACCAGCCCCTGAATCCTTGTCTCATACGCAGAGGTGGTCTCACCAGCGGTGCGCGGAGCACCTGCACGCACCTCGTCTTCTATCTCCCTGTCAGAAAGATAGTGGTTGAAGCTCAGCCCGTTTTTCTGACCACCGGCAGCAGTGTAGTCTTCCTCTGACTGCCTTCTTACCGCATCTGCGATACTAAGGATGTGAGAACGCTGATTATACCCCGCACCGCTCAGGTTCCGGGCAAGGTCTATATCCCCCGTCGCCTCTAATACCTTATTGAAATCATCCCACGCACGGGTCAGACGGTCAAGCTCAACCTGCGTCTTCGACAGGAAATCCTTCGAAAAATGCTCAAAGTCATGCCTGCCAAGACCGGCCAGCTCTTTGTCAAGCTCCGTCAATGCCGCAAGCAAATCCTTGCTCTGTGGCTTCTTGCCGTATTCATCACGCAGACGCTGAAGCGTTTCTCGCAACTGCTCCACATTGTCAAAAGAGAAACCCTGCTCTGAAAGCAACTGACCGTATTCTGCACCGACATGGGACATCGCTCCCTCATCACCCACCTTTTCACGCCAGTACTTGTAGCTGTCTGCGGCCTCTTTCAGGATACGGACACGCGCACGCAGAACCTTGGCGTTTACATCCTCGCCGCTTCCCGCGCCACCGTCATCGTCATCCGAAACAGACTCTTCATTCAGCACCTCTCTCACGTATTCGGGCACCTTACCGCCAAGCAGTTCATCCACGACGATGCTGCGAAGTTTCTCCTTCGTGACCGCATCGGCTTCGGGAATGGAGTTGAGCGCACGGCGTATCTGCTTGTCTATCTCTATCCTGTCATCATCACCCAGATGATCCCAGTCAACATCTACAAGATGGTTAAGTACACGGTCACGCAGACGACGCGCAAATTCCTTTCCCTGACTTCCCGATATTTCGCCCTCGTCCGACAGATAATCAAGATACGCCTTCCTCGCGTTCTGCACATCGCTGTTACCCCACCCTATGTTTCGGCTGAACCAGCTGGAAGAACCCGCCCATTGACGACGCTGCTCATCTGTCAGTTTCGAGAATAGCTGCGCACCTTTCAGGCCTGCATAGCCAACAGACCAGATACGCTTGCCTCGCATAAACCGCTCCAAGTCATTCCTGACATCGGTCCCGTTCAGCTGACTCTCAAACTCAATCCTCGACTTCTGGTAATTCGCAATATCTTCGTTCATGTTGTCACGGAACCAGTTAACAGGATTCCAGGCTGTGCCGCCACCTGCATTTAACGCCTCCGCAAGACCGACGGCCAGCTTCGACCTCAATTCGTCAAAATCAGCGGCGGCTCCCTGCAAGGATTCACGCAGAAGATTGTACTTGCCTGCAAGCTGGTCCGTTTCCGTCACCTGCTTACGCAACTCTGGAGTAAGAAGACCGGCCTTGTCAAGGGCTTTCTGCATCTGAGCGACACCCTCTTTCAGCTCCGCACTGCTCTTGCCCTCGGAAGAACCGAGACGCTCGTTTAGGTCGGCAAGCTCGTCATATTTGGTCTTCAACTTCTCAGCTGCGTCGCTGCCTGCCTCCTCAGCCTCACTATTCTGACGGATGGCATGGAAAACAGACTCAAATACGGCTGTTATGGCAAGCAGCGGCCACACACTCGCAAGGAATGACACCACTGAAGCCTTCAATGCTCCAAAACCCTCACCCGCAAGGAACAAGGCTTTGCGCCAGAATCCCAACACCTTCGTGCTCCGAATGATAGTGGCATCCAGCCCTGCCTGTTCTACTGCGGTTATGGCGATTTGCTTGTCTAACTTACCCAAAGCTACGGCTCTTTGCAGTTCTGCTACGGTGAGTTTTTGCGTTTTCAGCGATACACTCAACAGCGACGATGAATATTTCCCGCTATACATCAGATGTCTTGCTTCTGCCTCTGACAACGCATGGCTCGCAACCATTAAACGGTAGTTGGCATTCTCACGCTTCATGACGGCCTGGATGTTGGCGAGCGTCGCTTGGGTGTTACTGCCCAATGCCGCATTCATGAGGAGAATCGCCGAACGCTGGATTGCCCATACCGCAGCAACGGTCCCCATGACCGCAGCAACGTCTTTCCAGTTCCGCGTCAAATCCATCAACAACTTCGCTACCTCCTTCAAAGCATCACCAGTAGAACCCTCGGCTATCTCGCCGTACATGATATCCATTGCGTCCTTCACATTCTTGAACTTCGCCTTCACGCTCTCGGATATGACCTCCTGCATGTTGTAGAACATGCCACCCTCGTTGGTGAGGTCTTTCAGCACACCTATCACATCGCCGTAGCCGATTTCCTTCTTCCTGACCATTTCACGGATCTCCTTGGTGCTCTTGCCAAGTTTCTCCGAGAGTTTCTGCAACAACGGAACATTACCCATTGAGAATTGACGAAGCGTGTAGCCACTCAATGCCGCCTCGGAACGGACATGGCCTAATGCCAGGGCAAGACGATCAACACCCGTGCCTGTTGCTGCGGAAATGTCTGCCAATCTCTTGGTCATGTCAAATAGCTCATCGTACTTGAAGCCGTAGGCCGTTAGCTGCTTCGTCATCTGGTCAAGTTCCACTACACCAAACGGGGACTTGACAGCCATACCCTTAATCTTGTCAAACAGATCGTTGGCCTGTTCCGTGTTCTGAAGAATCGCACCGATGGAAAGTCGCTGCATCTCCAGCTGACCGCCAATCTCAATGATATTCTGCAAAAACTGCTGACCGCCCCACACGCCAAGGTACTGCGTCGCCATCGACTTCAAATCAGACAACACCTGCGACTGCCCCCTTGCGCTCTCCGTGCTCTGACCCAACGCCTGTGCCAGCCTTTGTTCCTCTGCCGTAAGCTGACTCGACGCACCAGCAGCTTTCTGCTTTGCTGTGTTATTCCTCTCTATCTCTGAAGTGCTTCTGGCAACTGCTTGCGCTTCATCCTTGGCCCGTATGGATGCGTTCTCATAACTTGCATTATTGATCGAGGCAGACGCATGACCGAAAAGTCGTGAGCCGTTGGCTATCTTCTGAAAGATAACGAGGCAACTTTCAAGCATGTCTATCTCGTTACGGAGTTTTGTGGTGTCAATACCTACAGCACTGCCCTTTGCCTCTACCTCTTTCAGTTTACGTATCTTAATTTCAAGTTTGGTGGCTTCTATGCCTGCCTTACGCACACTCTCGGTCCATGCCTCATTATCTTTCTGGGTTTGCTTGGCTGCTTGCGCCTGTTCTTTCCTTGTCTTTTCTATTGCAGCATTATCCAACTGCATTTCCCTGTTCAACTGACGCATCGCATGTGATGTACCCGTCACGCTATGGGTCAACTGGTCGAAATGACCACCAAACAGAGTGATATCATTGCCGCTCAAATCCTTGCCCAAGGGCGTAGTCCGCAAAGCACCTAAAGTGTTGAGGAAATGGATAATGCTCTGATTGCCGTTTTGTGCCTGGTATAGAATATCTTTTATGACATCACGATAACCAATGAGGCTTTCCAGATTCCCACGCATCTGCACACGCAACCCCTGCATGCCAGCCACGTCATGCCCCTCACCGAACTTAATGCTCTTCTCTGCAAGCGCGATCAACCGTTCAATATGCCCCTGCTCTTTAATAAGCGTCTGGATATTACCCTCCCCAACCCGCGTGATACTCTCCAAGAAAGGCACACCAGAAACGCCACCTCTTGCACTCGAAGACATGGCATCCCGCACAGCACCAAGGGCACTCGCCACCTTCACCAAACCCTGCTCCGTCTGCTTCAGTTCCTCCGTCTGCGGAGAAGCAGCATGACTACCCTTCACGGCATTTATTGACATGAGCGCTGCGGAAACTTCCTTCACCGCTGCACCCCACCCTTTCAGTATCTCCGTCAGTTCCTTGTTGCCCTCAATGACTGTCCTGAACTCACTGAAAGCCTTCGTCAACTTCTCTATCGAACCTGTACACTCTTCTATCCGCTTCGAGAATGCCGTAAAGTTATCATGCTGAATCGCCTGCTTAACAGCCGACAAATCCTCAACAAACTTCTCAAAACTTCCCTTTATCGCACTCTGGGCTAACTTCTGCAATTGCTGCAAAGCCGCAGTCGCTTTACCTGCATCTTCCGAAACTTTCTCACCAATCTTCGGAGACTGCTGCTGACCAAGCATCTGCAACAGCCGTTGCAAATCATCAACGCCATCAACTTTTACATTGATGGTCTTGTCTTTGAGTTTCTCAAACTCTTGCTCTATCTTGTTTAACTGTCCAGTCGCATCGTCTTGGATGGCAACTTGGAATTTTAGCGGATCTAATGCCATATCTGTTTCGTGTTTGTGTTGTTTTGCCTTTGTCGGGTATGCTGCAATATCATTGCAGCCCTGTATCTGCGGGAACTTTCTCGCCAGTAGCCAATAGCCTGTCAAGTTTGAAACCTCGTTTTTCTCGCTCTGCTTTGCGTTTCTCCCACTTCCGCACAGCCTCTTCAAGTTTCTTCTTATTCGGTTTATAGCCTTTGTCGCCTGGTTTGAGACCTCCGCTGCTTTCGTGCTTTGCGTAAACTGTCAATGGCTGGTCAACATCTATCAACTCTATCTGCGCTGCCGTGTGACCCCAATAGTACTCGTACATCTGTACCCGCACCAAACCAAAGAAGAAGTACCTCGGCATTACGAGCCACTGTCGTTGCTTTCGGTCGCTGAAGGCTGCGCCATACTTAGTCCTTGAAGGGTAACTTCTACTTCCTTCGCTCTCATCCTCATCAGCGAATCCCTTGCCTCGGTCAGTGACATGATAGTTTTGAAGAACTGCATCTGCGGAACTTTTTTTTTACCCACTTCGAGGATGGGAGACAACTGTATATTGTCATACTGCTTCACATAGTAGAACCATCGCCATAAGAACCAATAACGGAACTTAATCTTCCAATAACCGTCCAGAAGAATGATGGCTGCTGCCTTGCAAGCAAGTTTCGAGTCTTCAAGTATCTCATCAAGGACGGCACTACCGCTGCTCTTCTCGCGGCTGACGGTTTTCCCGTCAGCACCAATCAACAGACGGGTAAGTTTTTCCAGCTGACCGTTCTTCAGCCAGCGTACCTTGTATTTCTTGTTTGTGCGGAGGATCTGAACCTCCTCCGCATCATTGCTGATAAGCGACAAATAGATTTGCTGTGCGTCTATCGCCGGCTGCTCAATCTTGGGTTCTTTATTCTCTTCCATAAACTTTTCGTTTAGCACTGCTTTGTTTTTGTCCCGTATGTTGCTATACCATAGCAACCATAAAAGAAGAAAAAGGCAGTGGCAGCACAACAACTACCACTGCCTTTGATGAGTCCTGATCTCCAAAAAACGTCTTCAGTCAGGCTTTAATTACCACCCTGTGCGGCTGCAATGGTGCAGATGCCAAATGCGTCGTTGTCTGCACCTGCGGCAATAGTACCTGTCAGAACAACGCACAGAGGCTTGTTCGAGCCGTCGAAGATAATCCGTGCCATGAACTTCGCCTTCTTGATGAACAGAAGTTTGTCCTCGGTGTCGTTCAGGATGAGCAGACCAAGATAGACCGCCTTCTGAGTGACAGGATAGGACTGGCCGCTTGCAGCCGTGCCGGCGGAAGCGAGACCAGACGGAAGCGTGACACTTGCAGCCGTGCCCTTGAAGCCGCAAAGTGTGAGAATACCCGTGTTGTTACACGGAATCTCCAGCGTAATCTCACCGTCACCAGGCGTAAAAGTATTCACCCAGTCGATGTTCAGACCCTTCACCTTGAAGTGTTCGATACTCGGCTGACCCGTGTCGAAGTTGAAACCCGATTCGTCCGAAACGGGAAACTCCTGAAGGTTGGAATCGGAAACGTCAAGACCGGCGGGAAGACCGCCCGCCAGCGCAAACACAGAACTGATGCCCTCAAAAACATCACCCTGCATCTCGATTTTCTTTGTAAATGCCATAATCTTTAATGTAAAAAAGTGTTTGTGTTATCTGTTCAGTATGTTGCTGTATCACAGCAACTACAAAATATCTCTCGCATTGAGCTTCGTTCTCAACTTGAAAGTAATCTGCGTGACCTGATAGCCATGGCCGTCCTCGCCCTGCATGAGCACGCCCGGATGGCTCGCCGTGATGTGCTTGCCGTTTATCGGAAATACGTCTAAGACCTGCTGAGTCAGCTCACTTTGCATCGCGATGTTCGGAGTGCCGTCTGTCTTAGCCTTGCAGAATACGGAAATCGTACCATAACAATCCGCCGTGAAGTCGAAGCGCCCCTTTACGCGCCCACGGAGTTCCGTAGGCAGGTCAACAACGACAAAGTTTGCCAGCTCCACCTCGGTACGCTTCGGACGGTCGAGAAAAGTCTTCTTCCCGATACCGTTCACAGCATCGACAAGGTCGCTGTAAACAAGGTAGATGAGTGATTTCTTTCCCATATCTGTCAAGTTTATGAGTGCGCTTCGCGGTTTTCCCGCGAAGGTTATTTCCTAACCAACTTCAAGTAACTCACACCCACTTGCTCCGCATGTGCATAAGTCTGCATGATGCCAGTCGAACTCCTTTTCATCTCAACCCACTCGCCGTACTCCGTCGGGTAGGCTACTACGATGTCAAACAGGTTTTTACCTTCTGGCCTGTACGACTGAAAAAACTGCCTTGCATCGTCCTCGCCCCACCCCTCGTCCGTTACGACCGTTGGATGGTAACGGCTGGATTTACCGTCGTAGTCCCCCTTAAAGAAATAACTCTTCGGGTGCGTCATCTTCACTTGGATGGCCTTTGTTGTCCTATCTGCCGCATAACAGGCATAAATCGGAGATCCCAACCTGTATAGACATACGACTATAGAATTTAGAAGGTTGCCTGTGAAATTGTGAGCACGGGGATTTGACTTCCTGTATGTAATCGCAGACTGGCACAGCTCCGCACAGAACTTCCGGCAACGGATTTCAACCTCGTCGAAAATCATTATCCTGTATTTCGCAATAGCATTGCGAACAATGTTGGCGTTAGTTGCGGACATACCTCCAGAGTATATGGGTTCCCAAATTGCAGGGGCGTTTGTCAATGACCAATCCGTATTCCTTGTAACCCGACCGCTGCAACTCAATCTTATCACCCTCCATCGGCATGGTTTCTTCCGGCCACTCATCCTGTTTCAAAGGCAAAGAGAGAGTCCTGTACGATGTTATCACTTCTCCTTTGTCCGATAGAGTGTCACGGTTGTCACTCCGGCAAATTCCCTCATAGACGACACTCACACCTTGGGTCGAGTGCTCAACGGTTTCCCCGTTGAGGCTTTCTCCTTGGGTTTCATTCGTCTCGTCTGCCAGCGGGGCATCGGCCAGCGGGTCGTAGTCAGACACGTCAGGCTGATCTTCCATCGGCTCCGTTGCCGCATATCTCAGTATGCGGCAACGGTGGGGAAAACGGGGGTTCTTAATCTTGGTCATAGCGGTTCAGTATGTTGCTGTATCACAGCAACTATGGTTTGTACCTGCGAATTTTACGGAAACCAGAGCCTTTCATGCCCCATTTCGGCAACAGCGACGCTACACGAATGTCGCTAATGCCCCACTTGGCAAGCAGGTCTCTGGCGAGTATCAGAAATTGCATCAACTGCGGGCGTGACCATTGTTCACTGCCCTCCGAATGTTCCCAATCGCCATCCTTGTCTGTCACTTTCTGCGACATAATAGGATTGAACGCTATGCGAATCAAGAGGTAGGCGAGTGCAAGGTCTTTCTGCTTTTCCGTCAAGTCGGTAGCAGGGGTACCTGCGTCAATGCCTGCGTCAATGAGAATACCTTTGATAGTACTCTCACTGACATTGGCATTGGGGGAAATACTTTCAATGTATTCCTCCACAGTGGCGGTTATCTGATTCTCTACTTCGGCCATGGTTCAAGTCACTTAGTCTTCTATGCTGCAACACCGTTGCAGCCCGTCAACCCTCATAGTCCTTCCATACGGTAGCGATACCGTAGTCTCGTACATTGTTGAACACGGGACCTGCATACAGTTCACAGTCAACGATGTTAAGCATTGGACGATCCTGCCAAACATTCTGAACGGCGATACGACCCTCTACGAAGTGGGTACGCACACTGTCGTTGTGAGCACCTGCCGTATTGCGGTCTTTCAGGATGCTGTTCATGCACTTGATCTCAAAGGGACGGTAAGCGCGGCTGGCAGCAACCATGTTATGAATGTCAAAGGCGGGATCATCGGCAACGGGCTTGCCGTCTTCCTCGTGACGCGACTTGAAGTCAATCTCCTGGAATGGCCAAATCTTCATCGAAGTGTGCAGCCAACCCAGAAGTTCCGCTCTGTCAACCTTCACGCTCTCAGGATGGTAGTAATTCTTGCTACCCTTGAAAGCATCGACAACAGAGGGATGCAGGACTATCTTGTCCAGCAAGTCCTTAGACAGCTTCCAGTGGTCAACACCGAGACTGAGAGTGTCGGTAAGATACTTCTGGAAAGTCAGAATGTCCTCAATCACATCGGCGTTGGTGTTGGCGGTGACAACACCAGAAGAGTCCTGCGTGTACCACTCCTTACCGCTTGCAGGCTTAAGGAAGTTCTCGTCAGGAATCTGGAACTTGAAGTCGTAACGCGCACCATCAACGGCTACGTCGTGGATTTCGCCTGTTGACATGGCTTGCATCACCATGTAGGTGAGTTCGTTGTGAACACCACCAAGCATTGCATCCGAGTTGAGGATGAAACTGTCGGTCAGTGCCTCACCAAAGGTCATGTCCGCGAGTTTTGCACTCTTACGGAGTTCAATCATGTCATCCTGGGTGATGTTGAAGCCGTGACCCAACTGAGGCAGCGTACCTCCGTAGAACTCCCATCCAATCGTGCTGCGCTGCGGCTTCTCAGAATGAGTACCGAGGATGCTGGCACGTACCAGAATCGGGGTCTTCTTGATACCCTGCTTCCACTCACGATCGTCGGTCGGCTTTCCCCACGAAGCAAACTGACGCCAGATAGCACCGTTGTACTTGGCGTTTGCATTGTCGAGGATCAGACCGAAGTTCTCAGCGTCCACATACTGATGCAGACCGCTGATACCATAAAGATTCATGTCTCTCATAATCTAATCTCCTTTCTTAGTTTACTTGCGGTTCGAGAAAC